GGAGTAACTGGTGGCGGAGATGTCACCATTCCTTCAGGTGGAATAACAGAAGTTACTGATGGACTTCATATTAAGGTTAATCATAAAAACCATGGTATGAATTTCGATGACAACATTGTTAGAATTTCTAACGTTCTCCCAGATGTCAAACCAACAAAACTCACTGTTGCTTATGATAAAGCATCTACAGATCCATTGTCAGTTTTAGATGCTTCTGCATTTAGCACATTTGAAGGTGTTGGTATTGGTACAACAAATACTGGACTTCTGTTGATTGGAGAAGAATTGATTGAGTACACTTCAACAACATCAACATCTATCGGTGGAGACCTTACAAGAGGACTTCTTACAAAATCATATCCAGTAGGAACACCAGTTTATAAGTATGAACTTGGAGGTGTAAGTCTTGCTAGAATCAATAGAGCACATAATTTAAGTGCTGCTACCGTTTCTAACCCAATTACTTTAGACTCTTATCATATCAAACTAGATATGACTCAAAAGTATGGTAATGGCAATACCGATTCTCTCGGAGCGGATGATAATCCAGACAGAAGTTCTAACACTCCATATAAGAAACTGTTCATTAGTGGTAACAAGACTACTGGAGGAAATAATGTAAAGGCAACTCAAAATATTGCCTTTGAAGGTGTCAAACCATGTATTCATAATTTCACTACTGAGGGAACTACTCTTACTGCTCAGATAAGAACAACTACTTCACAAAGTATTAGTGGAACTGAGATTCCATATGTTAATGCTGGATTCGAAGATGTTTCTCTTAATCAAAATAACTATTTTACATCTCCTAGAGCAATTTTCTCTAAAGAAAATGAAGATGCAAAGTTAACTGCTTTGACTGGAAACAAATCTCTCCAAATGAGATTATTCCTTGCAACAACTAACTCTTATGTAAGCCCTCAGATTGATCTTGAAAGATGTAGTCTTGAAACATTCTCAAATAGGATTAATAGTGAGATTAGTAACTATGCAACAGATCCTAGAGTAAATACAGTTTCTGATGATCCAAGTGCATGTCAATATATCTCTAAGGAGATAACTTTAGAAAATCCTGCCTCTGCTATAAGAGTGATGATGGATGCTCATGTTAATAGAGAATCGGACATAAGAGTGTTCTACTCAGTAAGTCCTGAACCTGGATTTGATCCAGTCTTTGAACCATTCCCAGGATATGCAAACCTCAATACTAGGGGAGATATTATTAATCCTCAAGACAGTAATGGAACTCCAAATGTGTTTGTTGCCCCATCACTGCAGGAAGGATTTGCATACCGTGACTTTGAATTCAAAGAACGTACATTTGAGGTCGATAAACTTCCTTCGTTTAGGTCTTATAGAATCAAAGTTATTCTTGCTTCTACGAGTCAGGTCTTTGTTCCAAAAGTACAAAACTTAAGAGTAATCGCTTTTGCATAATATGGAAATTTATTCAGTCAAGGGTCATAGGGATCTCGCCAGAGATCCCGAAACCAATACTATTGTTAATGTGAATAAAGTTGAATATGATCAATACATAGCACAACGTGAGGCTAAAAGTAAAAAGAATCAAAAAATACAGTCTATTGAAGATGAAGTTGCTAGTATAAAAGATGATATTAATGACATCAAATTTCTACTAAAGGAGTTGATCAATGGATCCAAATAGCATTGAGTTAAAAGGTTTAGAAAAGTCTTTTGCATATCAGAAGATTGCAACTGAGATAGATAGTTGTGATGATCGAGATATTCTTAAGAATATTGCAAAATCTTTTGCTAAATTATATTATAAACAGCAAGAAACTATTTCTGTAATAGGAATCCCAAATGGCTAGTAGAAATATAACCTTTGATCCAGACTTAGGAGTACCTTATGGAGTCAATTTGACGATATATGGTGGAGCAGATTTTAGCACTACCTTTAATGTATCAAATACTGCAAATAGTGCATTTAATTTGAGTGGTTACAGTGGATCTGGTGCTATTTCCAAAAGTGTATCAATAGGGGCGACTCTTGGAATAACCACTTCATTCACTGTTGGTATTACTAGTGCTCTTGGGGGCAAGTTAAACATATCTTTAGGATCTACAGCAACTAGAAGTCTTTCCGAGGGTAGATATGTATATGATGTTTTGGTAAGTAGTGGATCCACTACTTACACATTAGTAAATGGAAATATAATGGTGGTTCCTCCAGTCTCATCAGCACCCTAAATACAGTTAGGAAACTAGTGAATAAATGGCTCAACCGACAAATAGGACAGAACTGATTAACTATTGCAAGAGGCAGTTGGGTGCTCCTGTTTTGGAGATCAATGTTGCTGATGAGCAGATTGATGATCTGGTTGATGACGCACTTCAATATTTTCACGAAAGACACTTTGATGGAGTAACTCAAACATTTTTAAAATACAAAATTACTCAAGCAGATATTGATAGAGGACGTGGTAGAGGAGGGAGTAATCCTGTTGGCATTGTAACTACCACTGCTGATGCTACTATTGTAGGAACGGCAACCACTTTTTCCTACGAAGAAAATAGCAACTATCTACAGATTCCGCCACACATTATAGGAATTTCAAAGATTTTTCATTTTGACGGATCTAATACTACAACAAATAATATGTTTAGTATTAAGTATCAACTATTTTTGAATGATATTTACTATTTTGGTTCAACGGAGATATTAACATATGCAATGACCAAGAGATATCTTGAGGATATCGACTTTGCATTGACTACACAAAAACAAATCAGATTTAACCAGAGACAAGATAGGTTATATCTCGATTTTGATTGGTCAAGCGTTTCAGTTGATGATTACCTTGTTATTGATTGTTACAGACTATTAGATCCCAATGATTATAGTAGAGTATACAATGACTCTTTCGTAAAAAGATATCTTACTGCATTAATCAAAAGACAGTGGGGGCAAAACCTCATTAAGTTCCAAGGAGTAAAACTTCCTGGCGGAGTTGAGTTAAATGGAAGACAAATTTATGACGACGCAGAAAGGGAGTTAGATAAGATTAAAGAAGTTATGTCAAATACTTATGAACTTCCACCATTTGATATGATAGGCTGATGTTAAATCCATTTTTTACTCAAGGTACTAGATCTGAACAAAACTTAGTTCAGGATTTGATTAATGAGCAACTGAGGATGTATGGGGTTGATATCTATTATATCCCAAGAAAATATATGACAGAAAAAACTGTCATAAGAGAAGTTGTTCAATCTAAGTTTGATAATGCTTTGCCTATTGAAGCATACGTAGATAACTATGATGCATATTCCGGTGCAGGAGATGTATTATCAAAATTTGGTATTGAATCAAAAGATGAAGTGAGACTTATCATATCAAGAGAAAGATATGAAAATTATATTACTCCATTAATTAAAGGTCAAGCGAATATTAAACTTTCGACCAGACCAAAAGGTGGAGATTTAATCTGGTTTCCATTAGATGATCGTCTTTACGAGATTAAAGACATTGAATATGCAAAACCATACTATCAGTTACAGAATCTTTATGTTTATGAGTTATATTGCGAACTCTTTCAATATCAAGATGAAGTTATTGCCACTGGGATTGATGATATTGACAATGAACTTGTCGGAGATGAGAGTGATGGATTGACAGAAGATGGTATTAGTACCATTCAAGGAAGAACACAAACTCTCACCATGGTTGGTACAGCAGTTACAGCAACAGCAACTACTGGTATTGTTGATGGTGGTATCAGATTGTTTACTGTAACCAATAGAGGTGGTGGGTATGCTGTTGTTCCAACCGTAAACGTATCTGCCGCTCCTTCAGGAGGACTAACTGGAGTTGGAATTGCAACAATGATCGGTGGAATCAATGTTTGCAATCTCAACGCAAATGCAAAATTGCAATCTGTACAAGGAGTTAGAGTTTCTAATCCTGGTTATGGATATACAGAAGCACCGGAGGTAACTTTCAGGACATCTGATGGAAGTGGTGTGGGTGCAGCTGCTACAGCAACAATAGGTGATGGTATTGTTGGAGTAGTAACTATTTCAAATGCTGGTGGCGGATACACTGATAATCCTACCATTACGTTTACTAATGAAATATTTACATCTGGTGTAACGACTGTTTCTGCAGCAGCAACAGCAGTTGTGAGTGCCGCAGGAACCATCACAAACATTTATTTAACAAATGCTGGTCTCGGTTATTCTGTTGCACCAACAATTACTATTGCGGCACCAACTTCAGGTACAAACACTGGAAACTTCGTATTTAATGAAATCGTAACAGGTTCTTCTAGTGGTTCAACTGCAAGAGTTAGATCTTGGGATTCTGATACAAATGTCCTTGAGATTGCTAATGTATCTGCTTCCTTTACTAGAGGAGAAACTCTAACTGGATCAACATCTGGAGCAACACGCACTGTAAGAACCATAGATAAAACTATTGATAATGATCCATATGCAGATAACTTTGATATAGAAACTGCTGCTGATGCCATATTAGACTTCAGTGAGCAGAACCCTTTTGGAATGCCATAAATAATATTATTGGCACCAATATACTAAAGGTTTAATCATGTTTGAATACTTTTATAACGAGATTCTGAGGAGAACCATTATTGGTTTTGGAACTCTGTTTAACTCTCTAGAAATTAAACAGGAAGACTCTGTTATAAGAGTTCCTTTGGCATATGGACCAACCCAAAAGTTTTTGGCAAGAATTGAGCAGTCTCCAGATCTCAATAAACCAATGGCAATCACATTGCCAAGAATGTCATTTGAGTTTACTGGATTAACTTATGATCCGTCTAGAAAGGTTACCACTACACAGACCTTTGTAGCAAAAGATAAAGATGATGGAACAGAGACTAAGAAAACTTTTATGCCTGTTCCGTATAATATGCAATTTGAACTGAGCATCTATACTAAGTTGAATGATGATGCCCTTCAAATTGTAGAGCAGATTTTACCATATTTCCAACCAGCGTATAACTTAACGATTGAACTGGTTGATGAGATTAGAGAGAAAAGAGATGTTCCAATCGTGTTGGAAAGCGTTACGATGCAGGACGATTACGAAGGGGACTTTACTACCAGAAGAGTTTTATATTATACTCTAAGATTTACCGCAAAAACATATCTATTCGGACCTACTTCTTCTGCATCCAAGGATCTTATCAAGAGATCTACTGTCAGTTATCTTACTGGAACAGACACCACAAATACCAGAAGAGAGGTTACATATTCTGCTACTGCAAGAGCACTCAAGTCTTACGTTGATAACGTTGTTACCACATTGGCAGCAGATGTCACAGCAACAGCGAAGACTATTGAAGTTGCGGATGCAACTGGTATTTTAGCAGATAAGTATATCTTCATTGGTGATGAAGAGTTGTATGTAAGATCTAAGACTGGAAACAAGTTGACTGTTGACAGAGGAAGAGATAATACTACAGCAACAAAACATGTTTCTGGTGCGGATGTCAAAGGTATTGATTACACCACTACAACAACGAGCACTGGAACTATTGGTGCAGATAGTGCTCTTATTGAAGATGGAGACAACTTTGGTTTTGATGGTGGATTCATCTGATTATGACTAAAAACTTTGACGATCTTAACGAAACTTTCAATGTCTCAGATGACATTGTAAAGGCAGAAGTAGTTAAGAAAGAATTGGACACTATGAAATCCAATTCTGATGATATAAAAAAAGATTATGAGTATACTAGAGGGAATCTATATAGTATAATCGAAAAAGGCCAAGAAGCATTAAATGGTGTTCTAGAACTCGCTCAAGAAAGTGAAATGCCTAGAGCATATGAAGTTGCAGGTCAGTTAATTAAGAACGTTGCTGATGCAACAGATAAACTATTG